AGGCTTGCGGAGTTGTGAAGGTGACAGGTATCTGCTTGGCGGCTAAGACACCCTCGATAATGCCAACCGAACGCCCAAAGCTGAACATGGAAGACACACCCTGTCCAGGCATTGCGCCTACCTTCTCAACTGTTGCCCGGTGAGGGTTCAACTGCTGCATCAGCATTGAAAGTCCAGCGGGACAGACCTGGCGTTTCTGGGACTTGTTGCGCTCCACGGTGACGGTGGGCATATCATGGACTGACACCAGCACACCGCTGACCAGGAGAGCGATAGCGCCTGATGCGCCAGGGTCAATGCCAATGACCCGAGAAAAAGATGGGACAGGCGTGGTGCCTGTCCCGAAAGTAGGCAACTGCGTAGCCTGGGGAGATTGTAAATTGCTCATGCCAGCTCAGGCCAAATCTTGGCCCAGTTCGTTTGGCACAGCATCTGCCTAGTGACTGTTCCACCAGACGCAGCCTCCACTCGGATGGCCTCTGCTGGACTCATATCCCGCCTACCCGTCAAGCATTGGTAGAGCCACTGCTCATTGAGGCCGACCTTCTCGGCAAGTTCCTGGCGCTCTGCTGCTGTGAGTTTGTTGTCCATGCCGAGCAGTCTAGCAGATTGCTATAGCGTCAAGTCAAGGAATTTGGCTAGGTGTTTACCCTTAAGGGTTTTTAGTTGAAATATTTTTGCTTGAAGTGCTTGACAGGTACTAGCAGTTTGCTAGAATCCTACTCAAGCCCTAGCACTGTGCACAGGGTCTTAACCAAGGAAAACATCATGCACTCATCACCAGTGACAATTACAAAATTCATCAACGGGGTTGCACAAACCCCAGTTATCCACGCCGCCTCCAGGAGCGGCTATATCCTCTGCGTCAATGACGCAGGGGTCAGCGGCTACCCCTTGAGGGTGGCTCGGAGGTCAACTAGCCTTGCCACCATTGTGGCCTGCTGGTTTGACATGGGCGGTGAGGGCGGCAACGCCTGGGTTTACCACGCCAACGGGGACGCTCTGTCGTCCTCTGAGCTGGCGGCTGCTCGGGAGCAGCTGGGGGAGATGGCATGAGCTACGACCTACAAGGCTACGATGCCCAGGGATATGATGACCAAGGATATGACGCTGACGGCTACGACCGCATGGGCGTAGATCGCCAAGGTTACGACCGGACCGGCAGGTACACCTTAGAGGATTGATCCTCTGCCCTGACGCCGCAAGGCAAAAAGGGATTTTCAACTTTGAGGACCGACCATGATTAACTTAACTCCCCATGACATTACCCTGCGGACACCCGCTGGAGATGTGGTTTACCCGGCATCGGGCCAATTGGCCCGTGTTAGCACCATTGCTACGCCCACGGGCGAGATGGTGGCTGGCGTACCAGTGGTACGCAACACCTACGGCCCAGTGACAGGGCTGGTGCGTGATGCCAATGGTGTCCCGCTGCCGTGCATTGTTTCTGGCATGGTGCTGGCTGCGCTGCCGCCAGGCACCCAAAATGTTTACGCCCCAGCAACCGGGGTAACTGCCATTCGCAAGGATGGTCAGGTGGTTGCAGTAACTGAGTTGGTGGCAGCATGAAACCCATCAAAATCACACCAGAAAACATCAAAGCGTTAGATTTTGCTATCTCACAGGTCAACGGCAATGCAAAAGCTCACATTGTCACCGTCAGTGACATTTTTCAAGTTTCGGTGTGGGCTGAGGTGTATGTGAAGTATTTGCTTGGCAACAAAAAAGATATGCCTTGTGCAATGGCGCGGTATCGCAGCGGGTCTGCTCTGCCAAACGCTTACAAGTACAGCCGCAAAGTAACCCAAATCACGATTTATCGGAAAGCAAAGGATTGGTGGTTGACAAATGCTGTGCTTGTGGATGCTAGGGGTGACCCTGGTGCCAAGTGGGTGGTGCTAACTGAGGCACAGGATGCCATCGCAAAGGCAAAATTCTCTAAGCAATATGAGGTATCAAAATGATTGACTACGACGAAGATTTGGCTCAATACATGAGCGACGACAGTGAGCCGCAAGACACTGACATTTGCCCTGCCTGCGAAGGCTCGGGCGAAGGTGAGTTTGACGGTGCTGTGTGCCTGACTTGCCGCGGTCGGGGTGAGGCATGAACTGGCTGGCGGCAATGCTGGTGGCCCTGGTCATGTCGGCAGCTTACCTGCTGGACGGTCCCAGTGAGCATGAGGCTAGGGTGGACACTGTGGAGGAGAAGATTCAGAAGCTCTGCGGTGAAAACGCAGGCTGGAAGTTGTTAGACGATGGCAGCATCCAGTGTTTCACACATCGTGGTTTGAAAACAAAAAAGGTGCAATTATGAGTGACAGATTGGAATTGGTAGAGCAGACGGTTTACATCTTAAACGGCATTAAACTGTTGCCGCACTACACCTTGCCGTGTTTTGTGACGCCGGGGTTCACTAATTACACGCCAATGAAGCTGTGGACTGTAGGCGAGTTGAAGGATGCTGGTGCTGTTCAGAGCAGCGCCTTTCTCTGGCCTAGGCATACTTTAGCCAGCGGAGGTCGCTATGAGTGACGATGACGATTATGAGTTGGCAAGCCTGATGTATGGCATCGGGGTCACCTTGCTGGTGCTGTTTGCCTTAGTCGGCATTGCTGGGCTGGCGGGTTACCTGTGGGGGATGATGTGACTGTCACTGTCCTTTCAAAACGCATCCGGGACGCCTTGGACCAGGCGCCGGATGGCATGACCGCGCTGGAGCTGGCTCTTGCGCTTGACATTGGCGCATCACAAATCAGCCGTAGCCTAGCGCTGATGCCTGATGTCTACATCGACCGCTGGGTGCAGACCAGGACCAAGTACGCAGCGGTCCACTGCTTGGCGTTTGTGCCAGAGGATTGTCCGCATCCTTAGCGGTACAGCAAGCCACCTAGCTTGCGCTCATCTTCGTCTTGCAATAGACCTGGTGTTGGGTTCGCCATGTACTGGCGCACGGCATCAGGCATTTCATTGTCCTGCATCCCGGCACCCAGGCCAATGCCACCAATCGGTGCAGCTGTGAACAGCGGCTGGCCTTTCTTGACACCGCCACGCATCTCAGGGCTGATGTCAATAAAACGGATTGGCGCACCACCTGGTATGCCTTGGCCTGTCTTGATTCTTGTCTCACCCGTCTTGGCGTTGTACTTCTTGCCTTGCTTGGCTAAAAATGCAGGGTAAATTTCATCGTAATAGGCTTTCATGCCTTCACCGCCAATGGTCAGGTCATCGCCTTTGATAACTCCGTCTTTCTTTTCGGCAATCTGCTTTGCCATTGATTTACCCAAAACTTCCGTTACGGTTTTGCCTTCAGCTGGGCCATCAATGAATTTATTGTTTGCAACAGTGCCGCTAAAAGTTTGCTTGCCGCCTTTTTTTGCGCTAATCAAAATGTTGTTTTGATTTCCAATTGGGAAGAATTGCAGTTCATCCACATTCTGGCGCAACTCATTGGCGTATCGCTCAATTTGCTGCTTACCCGTTGTCAGGCCAACCCTGTCATAGCCATTATCAGCAGCATATTTCAGCGCCCGTTTCAGCGCCAGTTGATGCCAGGTGTCTTTAAAGGGTGCGTCTGGGACTTTAACACCAACAACAGATGCTTCGAGTCTAGTCATAATGTCGCTTAACTCCGCTTGCTCTGATGGAGTTAATGGCCCTGACTGATTCCTTTGTTGATTTTGTAATTCAACACCACGTTTATATTCTTCAGGCGTAACTTTTTCACCATATATGCCTGATTTATTTTGATACCCCTTCTCCCTACCAGCCTGATGCCAATCGGATTGAATCTCCTCAATCAACAGCATTTTCTTGCCATCAGCATCCACTCGGTCATTGACCCTCATATGCGCCAGGATGTTGGGTTCGTTGAAGTGGTCGGATTGGTAAGACGCAAGTTTTTCTCTAAAGCCTTTGAGGTTACTTGCAGTTTTTGACAACTCTGCTTGTGCTTCTTCTTGCGTTCTAAAACCTTGGCTTGTTGTTGTTGGTGTATTTGCAAAATATCTAACTGTGCCATCATCGTATTGCATAGATGTAACCTCATAGCCTTTGGGCATAGCAGGTTCTTTAAATGGCAACGTCAGCAATATCTCGCGGTAGTTCTCACCACCAGGGAGTTGATAATTCTGGTATTTTGTTGGTGTTGGCTCTGGCACTACATAGGCTGCATTTGCTTCAGCGTCTCTTGCATTGAACAGTGCATATTTCTTTTCATTAAAATCACGACGATTGCGAGGCGACAACCTTATTTTTTTTAATTCTTCATATGCTAAATCATATTCAGCATAATCTTGCGCCGTTGGCATCCGCCCTTGCGTGTTTAATTTAGCGTGAGCATCAGCAAATTTATTTCTTGCTTCTAATATTTGTTTATCTAATGCGTCATTATAAAGTTGATATTCTTGTTCTAAAGCCTGTATTTGAGACTCATACTTGTCAAAGACTTCTTTACGTTTAGCAATGCCTATTGGGTCTTCTGCAACCGCCTCACCCAACCTTACCTCTTGCACATCCACTCGATTGCCAGCAATGAAGTCTTGCACCTCTTGCCTGGTCACATTAGGCTTGCCCTTCAGATAGTCATCCAGCCCCAACCAGGACAGTTCTTCCTTCTTAACGTCTTGGCCCTTCATCAAATCATTGAGGAACGATTCGCCAGTTCCGGACTTGCGGGGCAGGTTAAGTGCTGCTTGCTCTGCTGCTGAGTAGAACCCTACGGGGGACACTGGTGCTTGCGGTTTCTCTATCATGCTGGCAAGGGGCGTTACAGGCGTTCCCAGGCTCACTGGCGGCTCTGGCACCACACCAGGCATCAACCCCTGCCGCTGCAAGTAACCCTCGCCCATACGAACTGCCGTTGGCCCTAGCGCCTTGGCACCAGCTGCTACTGCTCTAGCTGCTGGCATTGGGTTCAAAGGCACAAAGGCACCTGCTTGCCCAGCAACTTCACCAACCCTGGACGTTGGCTTGAGTGGCAAATTCTCAAGATAGTATTCAGAACCATAGGGCAGCTGCGGTGCTGGCTCGTACTGCGTTTCACCGAACATCTCAGTCGGCATGGGACTTCTACCCATGAAATTCAATGTGTCAGGCAGTAACCCCAGCAATCCTGCCAGCCGCCCTCGGGTTACATCCAACGGAACATTGGCTGATGCCTCTGGGTCTTGGAACCTGCGCCTGGGCTTCATCTGAGGGAAAACGCCAAACGCTGCACCTAACTCATCATCCAACAGTCCCATAACGCGCCCCTACGAAATCTGCGTTATTGACACATCGGTGGCAGTTGCACCTCGAATCAGAGCCACCTTGTCGCCACTCGCGCAGGCCACGTACTCGATGGCGTTTGCAGGCAGCATGGGTGAGGTTGTCAGACTGGCGGTAGGGTTGGCTCCGATGGCAAAGTGGCAGTGCGCTGCAGAGCCATTCGCCAGCCGCAGTATGGTGACGCCTGTTGCCACTGCCGTAGACTGGACGCTGCTGGCTGTGACTGTCATCACCTGGGTGGTGCCAAGTGCGCCAAAAGTGGTCAGCTGCCCGTTGTCGTCCCTAAAAAGTTTGCTCATTGTGATGCTCCTGTTAGTGTTCCAAAACCTAGTTGCTGCGCCTTCTGTCGCAGTGATGTTGCCAGTGGCTCCACCCGCATGATGTTGGCCTTTGCCATCAGCTGTGATGCAATTTTAGGGTCGAGCATAGCCTGCACCAGCAGTTGCTGAATTTGCTCATCTGGTAGCTTGTAGAGCCAATCCAATGGCCTCGACATTGTGCGGAGTGTGGTGTTATTTGCCATTGACTCGCTGAAAATCTTGCCAATGAAGTTGCCCATGCTCATGTTCTTGAAGGTGTCTGAGCCTGGTGGCTTAATGCCTGGTGAGGTTGCCGCCATGCCCCTGTTGATTTCCTCAATGATGTTGTCTAACTTGCGCTGCGCTGATGCCGACAGTTGAGTGCCCAACTCATCCTGTGCAGCCGCAAGCTGCCTGCGTAATGCTGATGCCGCCAGGACCGGGTTGCCCGTACTGAGGTTGGGCAGACCAGTGGTGACTTTGGCCTCAATGCCCTGCAGCAGTCGCATCTGGTCAATACCCTGGGAGGACTTGGCATACTTGCTTATGTAGTCCATAAACCCTGGTGCGCCAGCCTCAATGGTCCTGTCAATGACGGGCAACAGTTCAGCAAGTTGTCCCCTAGCAAGTCTTAGGTTGGACAAGTCACCAGACAACTTGCCTTGCATGGCAAGGCTGATATCCTTTTTAACGCCGTACAGGGACATTGGGTCAATGGTGCCTGTCTCTGGATTCACCCGCTTTGCCAACAGCCTCTGGACATAAACCATTGCATCATCAACCTGCGCTCGTTGCGTTGCCGGGTTGCTCATAATGCCTTTAATGGCTGATAGCACAGGCTGAACGTCCACCGCTTGTTTGTTGGCAAACGCTGCCTCACGCATTGGCCCTGTAATCGCTTCGCGCTTGGCTTCAGCGTAGGGGATTGAGCCTGGCTTACCACCTATCTGTCGGAAGGCGTTGAGGATGGCTTCTTGGTTTGCATTGATCTGCTGACCAAATAAGTTGCCACCAGTGTCTAGGCCCCTAATGGCTGTCTCTGCACCAGCTAGGCCAGGGTCACGCGCTGTGCCTGCTGCTGTGGGACGTACACCCGGCACCAGTGGAGCAGACATCTCCATATTCTTTATGGCCTGCTCTGGGTTGGTGGCAAGACGATTAAGCACATTCCCAACAATGACCCCCCTGCCCTCTTGCGTGAATGGTTTGACGATTGCCCCAGTTGCTGCTAAGGCTTTCTGGGTAATGGGTAATTTAGGACCACCAGGCGTAACCATGCCAGCCAGCATTGCACCACCCATCTGAGCGTAGGGGTTAGCACCGCCCTCACGCAATGCACCACCAGCAGCGCCAGCGGTACCCGCTGCTGCCATCTGCTGCGCCGGGTACTGCCCGAGTGTGCTGAGTACGCTTGGTGTTATACCAGCCGCCATGCCCCGTTGTGCTGCCGCCTTTGCCAGGATGTCAGCAATAGTGGTGGCACCTCGAGCCATGCCACCAGCAGTAGTACCAGCCTTGAGAACGTCCTGCGTGATGCGCTCAGTTGCATTCTCAGGCTCTGGCAGGCCCATCCTTGTCATCATGGTGTCCAGCGCCTTGGATGGCGGTTGGACGTTGCTATTGGTGGCTATGTTAAACAGGTTCACCAATGGGTCACCGATCATTTGACCTAGGCCCATGGCAGCAGCACCAACCAAGGCACCAGGTGGACCGCCTACAGCCCCACCCATCAGCGCACCAGTAGCAATAGGACCAGCAGCCCTAGCTGTCAGTCCCGCTTGGCGTAGCAATTCCTGCCCTACTGATCGTGACTCTGCTGTTGCTGACCCCAGCGCAGGCAACTGCTCCAGAGCCTTGGTGATCTCCTCCATGCTCATCCCATCAGGGAATGAGACATCACCGTAGCCAAGGACCTTAATGACTTGTGCCATGATGAGTTCCTATTTGTTCACAAATTTCTTTTGAGCAGGGTCCCAGGTCAATCCTGTTGCACCAGCCCCAGGCACCACTGGTTGCCTCATTATGGATGGCACATTGGCTGGTGCGCCGAGAGCAGTGTTTAAGTTTGAAAACTTGTATGCATTTCCAAATGCTTCGTACTCGCCTCGCTTTTGGTTGTAGGCTTGACCCGCCACTGCATACAATTCATTGGATAAGGTCTTGAAGTCTTGCCGTTGTGTTGGCGTTAGCTTCTGACCTGTCATCAAATTATTGAAGTAGTTCTGCAAACGATCCATACGCCCAGCAGCAGCCATTGCAATGCCAAGTTCAGACTCTCTCACAACTGAACCAGGGTCCATCAGTTTCATAATCTTGGTGGCACCAGCAACATCACCAATTGGAGTACCTGCATCAAGTGCTGCCATAACTTGACCATATGCAGACTTCATATCATTGAAATCTTTGTAGATAGGCTCACCTCTGAAAGCACCGCCTAACTTCATTTCATTCTCAAAACCTTTCTGTCCTTCGTTCATGTTGACTACAGTGGACGCTGCCCCAGCTCTCCTTATTCGCTCAACATTTGCCATATTGACGGGCAATCCCATCTCCCTTAATAGCCTTACTTCGCTTGGCGAAGACTCAAGCAACTGGAAATTGATTAGCGTAGGTGGCAAGCCTAGTTCAGCCAATTGCTTAGATTTTTCTGATGGACCTTCTGGTTTCTCCAACAATCTTAAATTGGTAACAGTGGGCTTTAATCCAAGTTCTGCCAACAACTTTGCCTTTTCTGATGGGGTAGGTGTTGGATCAAGTTTATGCGCCAGGTCCTCGTACTTCATGGCCTGCTCGCCCTGACCAGACATTGCCAATATTTGTGCTGCTTGGCGATATTGGTTAGCCCTAGCAACATTAGGGTTCACTGGCATTGCAGCACCTTGCGCTGGTAATCTTACCTGCGATCCCTGATAATCTTTCAACTGATCCAAATCAGCTTGCGTTACATATCGTTGTTCCATCTGCCCCGCTGGTGCTTGGTCTTCTTGACGCACTGGATTGTCAATAATGCTTCTGCGTAAATACGGATCACCAACATTCGGCATTGGTACTGCTGGCTGAATAACGGCGTCAACTGGCGCTGCTGCTTGAGGTGCAAATACACCAGCAATTATTTTTTGCAACTCCTTGGCCTTCTTCGCCTCGTCCAACTTTTGCTTCAACGCCATCTGCGTCAGCGCACCCGTCTGCGCCTTTTCATACCCGACCTGTCCTGCCTCTAGCGCAGAACCTAGAGCCTCACCAATGCCTATGCGCCGGGTGTTTTCCCCGCCAGCCTTGAGCAATGCTGCTGACGCTGCCAGCATTGCATTGCGCTGCATCATTGCCCTTTGCTCTGGTGTCAGGTACTCGTCCAGGAAGTTACCGCCACCGCCACCAAAGGCGTTTCCAAGCAGCCCTTCTAAATTGAATTCAGCCATGATTTAGCTCCCCAACAATCCAAGAATACCGCCAATTGCAGCACCTGGAAGACCGCCAAACTGGTACCCGTATCCAGCTCCACCCAGTGCGCTGGACAATGGATTCTTGTACGTTGGTGTTGTAGCAGTCTGACCAAGATTAGGCAGTGACGCAGACAATCCACTTTGAGCAATGCCCAGCTTCTCCACGCCAATCCCGCGTAACGCATCGAGTTGCTGCTGGGTGAATTGCTGTTGCGCTTGTCCTGCTCCCATCACGGCCTGTGCGCCTGACATTCCCAGGTTCTGCTGCTGCTGACCAAAGGCACCTAGCTGGCCTGCTGCAGCCAGACGTTGAGCATTGGCGGCAGCGTAGGCTTGCTGGTTGGCAAGGTCACTTTGCTGGGCCAGGCTTGCGTTGTAGCGTTGCATTTCGTTCTGCGCTGCTGCATTGCCCATCATTGCCTGGTTGATGGCACCAGCACCATACTGCGCTGCACCAGTGCCCTGCTGTGCCGTTTGGAGGTTAGCCTGCTGCTGCCGCGCTAGGTCTTGCTGCATCAGGTTGGCGCTGGTGTCAAACCCTTGTTGGCGTAGCTGTGCAGACATCTGAGCCGCCTTGTCCGCATAGGCTTTGTTGGTGGCAGCTTCTGCTACACCCTGTCGTGTACCGCCATACGCCTTAGCCCTGGTTGCAGCCTCACCCATCTGCTGCACCGCCGATCGTCTTGCGGCTTCAATGTCTGCCAGATTGTTGGTGATGACCTGGTTGGTGTATGGGTTCATGTAGTTGCTGATGTCGCTCATCTTTGCTTGAGCAGCAGTGACATCAGTTGGCGTGTAGCCCACAGCACCAAACTGGTTGGACATCCCGGCATTGACGTTGCCTGTGAAGTAGGGCTGAAACTGCGCTGCTTGGTTGGCGTAGTCAGCGGCAATGTTGGTGGTGTCAATGCCACGCCCAGCCAGACCAGTATTCACCAGCTGCTGCTCACCAGCACGATAGATGGGGTTAAATCCCGCAAACTCCCTGACGGGTAATGCAGAGGCTACACCCTGCGCCTGCTGCAAGTTCTGCAGGTAAGCCGCTTTGATTTGCGGGTCAATTGATGTTGTGCTTGTTTGACTGCTGCCGCTTTTGCTCATGGTGTTACTCCAACAGAGATTTCAAACGCTGGGCGGGAATTTTGCCTGCGTTGATTTGCTCAAAAATGTTTGACCCGTACTTCTTGACTGCACTCTTTCGGATGACGTACTCGCCGTTGTCCAGGGCAGCATAGCCATCGTCAGGACCAGGTGGGTTATGCATTTGGGGGTTCATGTTGACCATGCCGCCTTTGGCAAAGTTATAACTACCACCGTAGGCGTCACCACCATAGTTACCGCCAGAAGTTCTGCCACTATCGCCATTGCCAATTGGAGACCCGCTACTTTGCTGTTCTGCATCTTGCGCTATAGCTTGATTCTGAGCATTTATTGCTGCTATAGCGCTTCTATTACCTAGTGCAGCTAAATCTGCGGTAGTAAAACTTCCGGTTACTGGCAGTCCAGTTGTCAAATCAGTTCTGTTGTAAGTTCCACCTACTGGTATTGCACTCGCTATAAAACCACCAAGATTGTTGAACCCATACCGTTGCGCCTCACCAGCTAAATTGGCTACGGTCCCATATCCAGTTTGACCAGTACCAGTGTTGCCACCAGTACCACCCATCCCGCCATCGTTACCAATACCACCACCAGTAGTGTTTAGCAAACCCGTTGCCGCTGCCGCTGCTGTCGTTGCCGCGGGGTTGTAAATGGCTGGGTTGTAGCCACCAAGGTTGGTGTTAGCAGCTGTCTGCCCCAACATTCCCGCATACGCTGGTGAGATTGTTTGTTGTGGCGTCAGAGCCATTAGGGACTGATAGGGGTTTGCCGACTGCGTTGCAGCATTGATTTGCGCCAGCGTAGGCGCATTCTGCTGCATTGTTGCTGGCGTGTAGATGTTGGTGTAAGGCGTACCCGTGATAGCGGTGTTGGTCACACTCGCTGGTGCAAGCTGGGTGCCTGTGACTTGCCTTGGTGTTGTTGGCCTGGTGATTGCGCCAGCAGTAGTAGCTGTAGTTTTAGCGTTCCTAGCAGCATTAGCGTTGATCTCCTGCGTTGCCATCCCCTTAAATATGCCAAGTTCATTGGCGTCAACGTCAGCGCCAAAACGGTCAGCAAAGTATTTCAGCCCTGATGCGTCAGGTTCACGCCCCAAGACTGACAGGTACATCTGCCGAATAGCATTGTTTGTTGTTGGCGCTGCTGCTCGTTCTGGTTGAGCTGCTACACTAAATTTAGACAGTTCCGCTGCGTCAACGTCAGCACCAAACTGACTTGTCCAGTAAGCTACTTCAGAGGCAGATGGCGCTCGTCCTAAGACTTGCTGATAGGCATTTGCGATAGACATTCCAGTTGTTGTGGTGGCTGTCGCTGCGGCTCTAGCTGCCTCTGCCTGTTGCGCTGCCGCTTGGAGTTGAGCTTGCGTTGGTGCTTGTGTCGCTGCGGCTGTTTGTTTTGCTGCATTAGCCGCAATTTCTTCAGCTGCCATGCTTTTGAAGATGCCCAACTCTGTAGGGTCAATAGACGCTCCAAAACGGTCAGCAAAGTACTGCAAGCCAGAGGCGTCAGGCGCTCTGCCCAGCACTTGCTGGTACATATCGCGAACTGCTGTATTTGTTGGCGCTGCTGCTTTAAGTTCTGGTTGAGCTGCTACGCTGAAGTTGGACAGTTCAACAGGGTCAACACTGCTTCCAAACTGAGTTGTCCAATAGGCAATTTCTTCAGCATTTGGTGTGCGGCCTAAGACCTGTTGATAGGCGTTTGAAATTGATATGTCAGCCATGCTATAGCTCCTTGCTCATAATCCACCACTGTGGCGTGTAACCCTGTTGCGCCAGGAATGTCCGTTGCCATCCCTTGCGTCCTGCGAGAGTGACGCGAGTGCATCCAAGTCCCTTGCCCCAGGACTCGATCATTGGCGTCATCAGTGCTAATTCGTCCATCTTGCCTGCTGCTAGAAAATAGTTTAGGCATTTTTGCTGTGGGTGGAGAACAATCTCCGTAACCACCACCGAATTCTTTCCAGGCCAGAATTGCATCTTGGCTTGCTGGACCAACTCAACGACATCATCAAATGTGTGAGTCTCTAACGAATATTTTAAGGCTTTTTCTATCTCGGGCCTTAGTCTCTCAATATCTGTCATAGCGCCGTTGCCGACAATGCTCCTGCGTTGCTGACAACCACACTGAACCTGCTCCCGTTTGGCGATGTCAGAATCAGCTTGCTTGAGGCAATCTCAACGTCAGCATTGATCTTGCGGTTTTGCCGATCTGCCGTCTCAATCAGGAAGTTACGCTGGGCCTCTGCCACTGGCGTGTAGGTTGGAGGTGGGGTTGGAACCTTCATCAGCGTTTCCCGGCTGGCACTGCATCCAAACGCATCACCCCGACCCGCCAATCACTCAAACTGTCTGCTGTCACCTTCATCTTGACCTGGCGTCCTGAGAACCTGGCGTCTGTTGGGTTGGCGCTGGTGAAGGGTCCGTAAGTCGTCTCAGTGGCTGTCGGGTAAAAACGGCTGCTGAAACTGATGCTGACATCACCAAGGTTGGACTCGTCAGGTATCACCTTGCGGACTTGCATGATCTGCTCGCCATTGCCAATCTCCACCGGGCCTGACTCAGCGTAAATTGTCTGTGAGTCGTAGGCAAAACCTACTTCATGCTCGTAGATGTAACCGTCAGCACTGACCATAAGAGGGTTGTTGAAGACGCCCTTGTCAACCCCAGCTAGACGCGCCAATGTTCCAAGGCTCCAGTGATTTTCCCTGTAGTTGTAGATCACGTAAGAGTCGTTCTCGGTGCTGGCTGCGCTGGTGTAGAACCACCAGATTTCACCAAACTTGCTATTGTGTACAGCGTAGACCTTGCTGGCCTGCTCAAAGTTCATGTTGCCAAACACAAAGTCGCCGACATCACTCGGGAGTGGCTTGACATAACCGTCATAAATCCAAAAGCCTGATCTGCTCATCCATATGGCAGCGGTGTCGATAG